ACTGCACGGAATCTCGTCACCGTCGACGCCAAAGCAGGCGCGATCTGGTGGCAAGACGGAACACGCGCCGAGACGCTAACCGCCGCACATTACGGCATCGTCAGCATCGGCGGATCATCCGTGCCCGCGCACCGCCTCATCTGGATAGCCAGCGATGGCGAGATCCCGGCCGCTCTCCAGATAAATCACATCAATAGCCTCCGCTGGGACAACCGGCGATCAAACCTCGAACTCGTCACCTGGTCACATAACCTCCGGCACCGCTGGCGGGATCCTGCCTACCTCAGCTACCACGAGGCCCAGCGGCGACTGTCCGAACTAGACGACCAGGAACGCGGCCAGCCCTCGCAGCTGGCCTCCGTGATCCCAGCGCGCCGCACGAGATTTGTGTAGTAGCGTGACGAGCCGTCATGCCGTAATCTGCTCCTGGCGCACTATGCCACTAGGCGGTGCGCCTTTCGCATGCCCGGACGTGACGATGCCCAGACCCAAGCAACCCGCCCGATTCATTCAGTGCCGATGCGGCGTCATCTTCCAGCAGACCGTAGCAACACAGCGGTACTGCTGCCCGCAACACAGACCCGGCGGCGCAGGAACCGCACCAGGATCAACCACCTCACGCGGCTACGGCCGCCCGCACCAGCTGATCCGAGCCGGACGCGTACACGCATACCGACCAGGCATCGACATCTGCGCTATCGGCGGCGAGACGCTAACCCTCCCGCCGCGCATGCTCGACCTCGCCCACGACCACACCAACGGCGGCTACCTGCCAGGCCTCGCCTGCCGCACCCACAACCGCCAGGACGGCGCAATCCGCCGAAACCAGGCCCGCGGCTACACCAGCACGCCACGCATAACGACGGTCGCAGCTCGCGTACTGACGGCATCACGCCAATGGTGACTTGTAGAGTTCCTACAATCCGCCAGTCACGCGACGTGACCACCCGCCATATGCTCGGCCCGCATATGCTGCCATTCGAACACGCAGCATGCTTAGCACTGCGACGCCTGTCAGAAATTCGAACAAACATCGAACCATTCGAACGTTCGAATAAGCGCGCTGACCTGCACGAATCGCGCTGACCTCTAGGCTCTCCCGCCCATGACCCTAGTCCGCAGCGTTTACACACAGCGTTTTTTTCCCAGCAAAAATTCGAACAGAGCGCTAGAAAATTCGAACAGACGAGCGGCTTGCGCTGCGTGATCGGCAGTGCCTGGTTTGTAGGAGTCCTACAAGTGGCTGCACCGCGGAAGCCTGCGCTGTCAGTTGTGACTGACAGGACGCCACGCGCGCGCCGCAGGCCAGGGACGGTCAAGGCCGCGGCTGATTCTGGTGTGCGGCGCGACTTGCTGGTGGCCCTCCGGGCTCGGATAGCTGCTGATATCGACAATCCGAACACGCCGCCGCGTGATCTGGCGGCCCTATCGCGGCGCCTGCTCGAGATCGTGAAGGAGATCGAGTCTCTGGACGCGGAAGCCAGGATGGATGACATCGGGGAAGCCGCAGCGACGCCGGACGAGCAGTGGACTGCTACCTGAGGCGACACATCTTGTCCTGCCGAAAGGGATAACGGGGAGCGCCTATCCGTCGACCGAGGCGGTTTGCGAGCAGATCGGGATCCGCTTCGACCCGTGGGAAGCGGACCTGAACAGATGCCTGCTGGCCAAGACCCGGTCGGACTTGTATGCGGCGGATACTGCGTTGCTGTCGATCCCGCGGCAGGTCGGGAAGACGTTTGATGTGGGCGCGGTCGTGTTTGCGGATTCGATCATCAATCCGGGTACGACGACGGTGTGGACGGCGCACCGGTTCAAGGTTGCGCGTGAGTCGTTCAATGAGATGCGGGCGTGGGCGAAGTCGCCGCTGCTGAGGCAGCACATTGACTATGACGCGATCACGACCGGTGCGGGTAACGAGTGCATCCCGTTCCGTAACGGTTCGCGCCTGATGTTCGCGGCTCGTGAGCGGGGCGCGATCCGAGGGTTCACGAAGGTGCGGCGCCTGGTGCTGGATGAGGCGCAGATCCTGACGGATAACGCGCTGTCGGACCTGGTGCCGACGATGAACCAGGCGTTTAACCCGCAGCTGGTGCTGATGTGCACGCCGCCGAAGCCGGCGGACCCCAGCGAGGTCGTGATGCGACTGCGGGCTGAGGCGCTGGATGGTGCCAGCGAGGGTCTGCTGTATGTCGAGTTGTCGGCGCCCCCGGATTGTGATCCGAATGACCGTGCGGCGTGGGCTAAGGCGAACCCGTCGTATCCGAAACGGACCCCTGCGAAGGCGATTCTGCGTATGCGGAAGCTGCTCAGCCCGGAGGATTTCCGCCGCGAGGCGCTGGGTATCTGGGACGCGGCCGCCGGGGCATGGCTTGTCATTGGCAAGGACGCCTGGATGGCGGCGGCGCGGCCGGGGGCGCTCCTGTGAGCGGCCAGGTCGCGTTCGGGTGCGCGATTAGCGAGGACCGGAAGTCCGGCGCGATCGTGGCGGCCGGACGGAGCGACTCGGGGAAGATCCTGGTTGACCTGGCGCCGTTCTATGACCATCCGCGGATGCTGGTGGCGCGGATGGATGAGCTGTTCCTGAAGCATGATCCGGTTGCGGTGGTCGTGAACCCTAAGTCGCAGTCGGCGACGCTGGTTAAGCAGCTCGCTGATGTCGGGATCGTTGTCGTGGCGATGAAACCGATGACGTCGCGGTCGCGCACGGAGAATTCCTCGACCTAGTCGACGATGGCGGCCTTGAGCACCTTGAACAAGAGCCAGGGCCCCTGACGAAGGCAGTACGGGCCGCACAGCAGCGTCCGCTGTCAGGGGCGAAAGCGTGGGAGCCGCGCCTGGATGTTGATCAGTCGCCGCTGATTGCCGCTACGGGCGCGGTGTGGGGTTTTCTGCGCTGGGAGGAACTGTCTCAGCCCGCAGCATGGTCGATCTAGGAAGGGACTTTCCACGTGAGGCTGTCGGTGATGCTGCTGGCTTGCGCGGTGGCCGCGTTTCTCGGCGGGGCGGCGCTGATCAGTCTCGCGGTGCTCGGCGGCGCTCTGATGTTCACGGCACTCGTGACGGCGGGGTGGGCGCTGCTGCGTGACGATGGCCGGCATGTTGCGCCGTCGGTGCATTCGGTTCCGTCGCTGGATGATGTGCTCGAGCGGGCGCGGCGCGCGGCATGACCCGTCTTCTGGACAGGATGCTGTCGCGGCGTGACGTCGGCTACTGGGAGGGCCTGGCGTCCGGCGCGGCGATCCTGACCACGTCGTACGGGTCGCCGGACCGGGAGCAGCTGCTGCCGCAGTTCACCGACTGGGCGCGGCGGGCTTACTCGACGAATGGTGTCGTGTTCTCGGCGATGCTGATCCGGATGCTGCTGCTGTCGGAGGCAGTGTTCCAGTGGCAGGCGCTGGACGACAAGCACCTGTTCGGGAACCCGTCGCTGGGGATCCTGGAACATCCGTTCGGCGATTTCTCGCATTCGGGTGAGCTGATTGTCCGGATGGAGCAGGACTCGGGCCTGGCGGGCAACGCGTACGTGTGGAATGTGCCCGGCGCTGACCGGCTGGTGAGGTTCCGGCCGGATCATACGACGATCGTGTCTGAGCTCGTGCAGGTGAGCGGCGGCGGACAGTACCGGCGTAAGGTCGGTTTTTTCGTGCAGGATCCGGTGAAGGCGGCGCAGCGGCAGGACGACGGCCAGTTTTACCCGGCGGATGAGGTGGCGCACTGGGCGCCGATTCCGGATCCGGTGGCGGAGTTCCGGGGGATGTCGTGGCTGACGCCGATTGTGCGGGATGTGGCCGGGGATGACGGCCTGACCCAGTACAAGATCAAGTACCTGGAACATTCGGCTAGTCCGAACCTGCTGATCAAGTACGCGCAGAAGCTGGCTCCGGCGACGATCGATTCGCTGCGGGAGCGGATGACTGCCCGGTATGGCGGTGTGGATAACGCGTTCAAGACGCTGATCCTGGACCAGGGCGCGGATGCGACGGTGATCGGCAATTCGCTGCAGCAGATGGATTTCGCGAATGTCGGGTCGGCGGGTGCGGACCGGATCTTGTCGGCGTCGATGGTGCCGGGGGTGCTGATCGGCCTGGAGCCTTTGCGTGGGGCTGGTAAGGGCTATCAGGACGCGATGCAGAAGCTGGCGAACATCTGGGCTCGGCCGACGTGGCGGTCGCTGTGCGCGTGCCTGGAAGCGGTGTGCCCGCCGCCGAGCTCGGGGACGCGGCTGTGGTTCGACACTGCGGACATTGCGGCGTTGCAGGATGGTGAGCTGGAACGCGGGCAGGCGGCGCTGGTGAACATGCAGGCGCTGCTGACAGCGCATCAGGCCGGGTATGACCCGATGTCGGCGGTGGCTGCCCTGCAGGCGGCTGACTGGTCGCTGCTGAAGCCTGCGGCGGTTCCTCCGCCGTTGCCGGCCGGGAATGTGCAGCACATGCTTCCCCAGAGCCAGCCGGGGGTGACGGCGTCGCCGCTTCCGCCGTCAGGGGCGCGGATTCCGGTTGGCCCGTCGTCGGATGGCGGCGGCGGTGACAATGTCCGGCCGGGGCCGCAGCCGGTCGCCGGACGGCGGATGCGGGCGATTACCCGTGGCTGACACTCACCCGGCCGACACTGAGCGGCTGCACGAGTACTGGGTGCATGGCGAGGGCGCGGCGAAGATCCGCTGGGGTGAGCCCGGCGATTTTGACCGTTGCGTCCGCCACCTCGGCAAGTACATCGGCGACCCGCAGGGTTACTGCAATCTCGCCCACCACGCAGCGCTCGGCATATACCCGGCGACTCACGCGAAGGAAATCAAGGGAAGGTCCGGCATGGCGAACCCGAAGCCGTACGGCGACGTCAAGTACGCCGACCCGAAAAACGGCAAGTACCCGATCGACACCGCCGAGCACGCCAAGGCCGCCTGGTCATACATCCACCAGCAGCGCAACCGTGACCAGTACCCGCTGAACGGCGTGACCGTCGATGAGGTTGAGGCGCGGATTAAGGCTGCGTGCGCGCATTTCGGCATCGACACCGAGGGCGACAGCGACTCCGGCTCCAGCCGCGGCGCCGAGCTGCTGGCCGGCCCCTACTTCCGGTCGTTCCCGCTCGAGGACATCTCGATCCGCGCCGGTGGTGACGGCCGCACTGTCGAGGCGTACGCTGCGGTGTTCAACACCCAGGCGCCGGTGCATGACCAGGACGGCGATTACCTGGAGGAACTGGACCCGTCGGTGTTCAACCGGGCCATCTCCGACTCCCGTCCGCAGGGCGGCCGGAAGTCGTGGAAAGTCGGCCTGTTCTACAACCACGGGATGACGATCTGGGGGACGCCGTCGGAGCGGCATTCGGTCCCCATCGGCGTGCTGGAGGACATTCAGGCTGACTCTCACGGTGTCCGCACTGTCGCCCGCTACCACAGGACAGACCTGGCCGATGAGGTGCTGGAAGGCATCCGCGAAGGTTCCATTCCGGGTTACTCGTTCACCGGCGTGTTCCGCCGGTCCACGCCATCCCGGCCACGTGGCGGCTTCCGCCCGGACCGGGCAGGCGGCCTGCCCGTGGTGCGGCGGCTGGAGTCGACGCTGAAGGAACTCGGCCCGACACCGTTCCCTGTGTACGCGGACGCGGCTGTGACCGGTGTCCGCTCGGCGATGCTCGCCGACCCCGAGCTCATGACCCGCATGCTCAGCATGCTCCGCGACGGCGCTCCCGCAGACTCGCCGTCGCCTTCCGGCGCTCCCATCCAGGGACTCGCCACCGGGGACTCGCACTCCGTGCGCTCTGGCCGGACGCCTAGGGAGCAGATCGTTCTGAACCGGTCTCGCTTCCTGCAGCAGCACAGGAGCTAACCCGAGATGACCGCAGTAGACGACCGCCTCTCCCCGGAGGAGACGGCGGCAAGAGACGCACGCCTGAGCAGCCTGCGCGCCCAGTACCGCACCCTTCCTGACCAGGAGGCCCGGCAGCGGGCCATCGTCACCGAGCTGGCAAAGGTCGATGAGATCGCCGAGCCGGAAGACGGCGACCTGGCCTGGCAGGAAACCCTGATCCAGGAGCACAACGACCTGGACGAGATCGCGAAGCCGCTCCGCAAGCGCGCCGCGGACCTCGCCCGCGTCCGCGCTGCTCACATGGATCTCGCGAACCGGGAAGACCCTGTCCGCACCCCGGACCTGGCCACGCGGAACTTCATCGGCGGGGATCCGTTTGCTGACATGGAGCGTGTCCGCGCGGGCCTTGTCCCGGTCGGTGAGATCCGCGGCCGTGCCCTGGATGCGATCGAGC